AAACAAGGCAACAAGGCAACTTAAGGAGAAAACATTATGGCCTCATTAGCTGATATCCGTGCGAAGCTCGCACAAATGGAAAATAAGCCCGGTTCTAAAGATTCAAACAAGACCGCAGGCGACAACGCAATTTACCCGTTTTGGAACATTGAAGAAGGACAAAGCGCAACGCTTCGTTTCCTACCAGACGGCGACCCCAACAACACATTCTTTTGGGTAGAGCGACAAATGATTCGCTTGACCTTCCCTGGTGTTGTAGGCGGAGAAAATAAGCCTGTAACTGTGCAGGTACCATGTGGTGAAATGTACAGCGACAACTGCCCAATTCTAACTGAAGTTCGTCCTTGGTTTAAGGATCCAAGCCTTGAGGAAATGGGACGTAAGTATTGGAAGAAGAAGTCATATATCTTCCAGGGCTTTGTAACAGAAAATCCGCTAAATGAAGAAAAGCCAGAGAATCCAATCCGTCGTTTCGTAATTGGTCCTCAGATTTTCAATATCATTAAGGGTGCGCTTATGGATCCTGATATGGAAAATATTCCAACTGACTATGTCAACGGTACAGACTTCCGCTTGTCAAAGACAACAAAGGGTCAGTATGCAGACTATAGCACCAGTAAGTGGGCTCGTAAGGAACGTAGTCTAGATGAAACAGAACTTGCTGCTATCGATGAGCATGACCTGTACGATCTAAAGGACTTCCTCCCAGCTCGCCCAACTTCTGAACATTATAAGGCTATTGCTGAAATGTTTGAAGCAAGTGTTAACGGTGAACTATATGATGCTGCTCGTTGGGGTAACTACTATAAGCCATATGGTGTTGAAGTCCCAGCTGGTGCGTCAAGCCCAGCACTTCAGAAGGCTAGTGCGCCAGTAGCAAAGCCAGCAGTTGAAGAAGATGACGAAGCACCTTTCGACACTACTCCAGCACCAAAGGTAGAAGCACAGCCAACTCCTGCTTCAGCAGCCGGCGACGGTGCAAAGAAGTCAGCAGATGACATCCTTGCAATGATTCGTAACCGCAAGCAAGCCTAATTAGGAGTAGTATATGCAGAAACCTTTCGATCTGACCAAGTTTCGTACTGGTCTAACTAAAAACATTACAGGTATCAGTGCTGGCTTCCATGACCCAGTTGATTGGGTCAGCACAGGTAACCTTACCTTAAACTATCTTATCAGCGGAGACTTTAACAAGGGTATTCCGCTAGGTAAGGTATGTGTGTTTGCAGGTGAATCAGGCTCCGGTAAGAGCTTTATTTGTTCCGGCAATATTGTGAAGAACGCTCAAAATTTAGGCTGTCAAGTAGTTCTTTTTGACTCCGAGAACGCACTTGATGAAGAATGGCTTAAGGCATTAGATGTTGATACTAGTCCTGAGAAGCTATTACGTATTTCAGTTAGCATGATTGACGATGTGGCCAAAGCCATCTCAGACTTCATGAAGGACTACAAAGCCAATTATGGCGGACTGAAATACGAAGAAATGCCTAAGTTACTGTTTGTAATTGACAGTCTCGGCATGTTACTCACTCCAACTGATGTTGATCAGTTCCAGAAGGGTGACATGAAGGGTGACATGGGTAGAAAGCCAAAGGCCCTAACTGCCCTGGTTCGTAATACTGTAAACATGATTGCACCGTATCCGATTGGACTAGTTGCAACCAATCACACATATGCTTCACAGGATATGTTTGATCCAGACGACAAGATTTCCGGCGGTCAGGGCTTCGTATATGCTTCATCTATTGTTGTAGCTATGCGTAAGTTGAAGCTGAAGGAAGATGACGACGGTAACAAGATTTCTGAAGTACGCGGTATTCGTAGTGCATGTAAGGTAGTTAAGTCACGTTACAGCAAGCCGTTTGAAAGTGTACAGATTAAGATTCCTTATGAATCAGGTATGAATCCGTATAGCGGAATATTAGATTTGTTTGAAGCAAAGGGTATCTTAGTTAAGGAAGGCAACAGGCTTGTATATACTTCTCCGGTAACTGGTGAAATTATCAAGGAGTTCAGAAAGGGCTGGTCAAACGACAAGCTTCAGGTAATTATAGACGAGTGGGGTCAAAATCCAAACGCTGAAACTGCCGAAGTAGTTGATGCAGACCCTGCTGATTTTGAACCAACCTTGGAGGAATATGCAGATGAGTCCTGAAGTAGTACTTCTAGGAGAAGTTTGGGATTCGGTTAAATCCTTTATCCCAAGAAAAGAAAGACTACAGGCTGCTGAAACACTTGTTAGACTATTTGACGATAATGTAGACATCAGTGATGTTGAATCATTTGTTAATGAATATGACAGCGTGTTAAAGACAGCAGTAGTAAGCCATTTTGATCTTCTATTAGAAGAAGATGGCGATGAAGATGACTGGGAATGTTAACGCATGAGTACCTGGTATAACAAGATAGTAGAAGATCTTAGTGTTATCGTTGATTGCATTGAGTACTTTGAAAATGAGCTTGACGAAGCCAGGTACGAGTGCGGGATCAAGGGCAGTCTGGAAAAAGCCAGTGCTGCCCTCCCGGGTATTACTGAAAGGCGATTTAACCAACTTCAAGAAATTGAAGCAATTCTAGAACATCTAAATATTGAATTACGCAAAGAGCGCAGTAAGGTATTTAGAAAATATTTAGAAAGTTATAATCGCCAATTAAGCAGCAGAGATGCTGAAAAGTTTGCG